TGTATATAACAAAGGAATTTTCATCTATTGCAGAAATAAAGAATATACGCGAACAAAAGTCAAGGCTATCTGAAAGAGAGGCTGAATTAGTAAGTCCAATACTGACTAATCTTGAGTCTATTCCCTATATATACGAGTTGTTTAAAAATATAGTACGCACTATGAATATTCCGCCTCGTGAAAAAATAATTCAGAGAAAGGAATTTTTGTTTATCATACTTTTTTTGTTTGTCCCAAGTGTATTAGCGGGTGGGCGTATACCTAATGGGGTTAGGAAATCTCTTGAACATGTATTTCCAAAGGTAAAGCCTTGTACTATATCAAACAACATTGCTGATGTCTTTTTTTTGTATCAGCAATACAAATACTTCAGAAGCGACATTAATATTATTTATAAAGAAATGCTTAAACGATTGGAAGAGGGCGATACTCTAGATGAATTAAAGCGCCTTACATTCAAATAACAAACCTTTTTCAGATTGTTTGTTATCGGCAAGACATTTGCTTTTCTCATTTTACGCAATGGTCTATCTTTGAAAATATATAAAGAAGAATAATAGGATGAGACTTTCAATTAAGCAAGAAAATTTTTGTAATTATTACCTCGAAAGCGGCAATGCTTCCGATGCTTATCGTCGTGCTTATTCATGCAAAGGGAAATCAGATAATACGATTTGGGTAGAGGCGTCCAGATTAGCTAATAACCCTAAGGTTGCCCTAAGGATAAGTGAGTTGAGTTCTGAAATGCGGCGCCGGTCAGATATTACAAAAGATGAAGCGGTAGGAATTTTGGCAGATATTGCAAGGGCGAATATTGTAGACGCCCTTGAAATCAAGTCTAATGAGATGTTTACTACCATAGTGGTAAAGGATGTATCCGCCTTGCCTATCGGCATTCAAAGAGCTATTCTTTCCGTAAAGAGTACAGATAAAGGTTATGAATTGAAATTGTATAATAAGATTGATGCAATAGAGAAATTGGCAAAATTGCTGGGTTGGGATGCAACTGAACAGAAAGATATTGTAAAAGAAGATAAAAATGATTCTATAACAATTCAGATAATAGACAAAAGGGGGGACGTTGTAGATGCTGATACAAACGACTAAAATATATGCTACGGTTGATAGTGCGATAAAATCAGGATACAAGGTTGTATCTGCACAAGGAAGCTCAAGAAGCTCAAAAACGTATAATATATTGATATATCTTTTAGTATATATACTCCAACATCCTAAAACCTCTCTTTCTGTTGTGCGCAAGACGCTACCGTCGTTAAAGGGGTCTGTATTTCGGGATTTTAAGGAGATAATGCAAGACAAATTCCGAATGTGGGATAACCGCTGCATGAATAAATCTGATATGGTATACACGTTTCCTAATGGTTCGTTCTGTGAATTTTTCTCAACTGACGATGAGCAAAAGATACGAGGAAGAAAACGTAATATTCTGTATTGTAACGAAGGCAATGAAATATCCTTCCTCGAATGGCAACAACTGGTGATGCGTACTACTGATTTTTCAGTTATAGATTATAATCCATCTTTTTCAGATGAGCATTGGTTATGTGATTTGAATAAAGATTCGCGGACTTTTCATTTTATCTCTACTTATAAGGACAATCCTTTTTTGGAGCAAACTATTATAGATGAGATAGAGTCTCTCCAGCATAAGAATAAAGTGCTATGGACTGTGTACGGTTTGGGATTGCAAGCTATGGCAGAAGGACTTGTATTCCCGGATTTTGAAATAGTGGATAAATTTCCTACTTACGCTAAACATGTTGGGGCTGGATTGGATTTTGGATATAGCGCTGACCCTACAGCGGTGGTAAGATGTGGTATAGTAGACGATTGCATGTATCTTGATGAATTGTGTTATCAAACCCACATGTTAACAAGTGAAATAATAGATGTGTTGAAGCCATTAGGGTTATTTGTATATGCAGATAGTGCAGATCCGAGACTTATTCAAGAAATTTCTAATGCAGGTATTGTGATTTATCCAGCGGATAAGTACAAAGGTTCAGTCATGGGCGGTCTGTTTAAGATGATGGAATATAGGCTTTGCGTGACTAAGCGTTCTGTTAATCTCATTAAGGAACTGAAAAATTATGTATATGAACAAAACAAGGATGGCAAGTTTATAAACGCACCTATTGATGCTTATAACCATTTGATTGACGCTGCCCGTTACTGGACAATTGGCAAGATAATGGGAAAGATTTTACTTTCTAAGCAATATGATAAAGATGATTTAGGACTATACTAAAATTGATGATATGAATTTTATAGAAGCAATATTCAATGTTATCCGTAACAAGACCCTAAACGCTGTAGGGGTTGAACGAGATTTGATGAAACTTATTCAAAATAAAGATATTTCCCGTGTACAATCTGTTATGCAAAATCGTGATACGTACGTATCTGATGCCATAAAGGAATATACTCCAGAACTTCATGATGTAATGAAGCGTCCCGATAAGCCGAGAAAGAACAGACAGCCCTATAAAGTTGAAAAACTTCCCCGACGTAGACAAGTGTACATAAATGAGGTGGAGTTGTTCTTTTTGTTGGGAAATCCTATATCATGGAAGCCTTCTTTGGACATAGAGGGTAAGGATGAAGCTTTTGATGCTTATATGCAGTTTTTAAAAGATACAAGATTTAATACTACCATGCGGCAAGCTAAAAGATTGGCGGGGGCTGAAACCGAAAGTGCTAAAGTGTATCATATTTATAATGATGGTGGAAAGCCCGCCGTAAAGGTGCTCGTTATATCCAAATCAAAAGGATATACCCTGAGACCTTTGTTTGACCAATATGAAAACATGATAGCTTTTGGTTATGGTTACTTCTTGAAAGAGGGAGATAGGACAATAGAACATTTTGATATACAAACTCCAAATTTTATATTTCGATGTAAGCGGGCTAATATCGGATGGAATGTAACTCCAGTTGAAAACCCTACCGGGAAAATCAATGTGATTTATTATCGCCAAGATAAAGCCTGGGCGGGCACTGAAAGAAGATGCGACCGGGAGGAAATGATTGATTCTAAAGCAGCTGATACAAATAATTATTTTGCAGACCCTAAGATAAAGGCTACTACAGATGTTATTAAATCTTTGGCTGATCCTGATACTGTAGGTCAGGTTATCCAACTGACAAATAAAGATAATAGCCTGATTGATTATATGACTCCACCAGAATATTCTTCCATGAAAGAGAGCGAAAAGGCGGATTTGAATTCTTCGATTCTTTTCGATTCGTTTACTCCTGATTTTTCTTTTGAAAACATGAAAGGACTTGGCACTTTATCCGGAGAGGCATTGAAACGGGCTATGATATTGGGCTTCATTAAGAGGGATAATTTAAAGGAAATATATGATATATTGGTTGATAGAGAAAAAAATCTTATTCTTGCCATTATGAAAAATGTTACCCATATCCAACTTAGAGAAAAATTAGAAAAATTGAATATAGAACATGAATTTTCTGAGCCGTTTAATGAGGATGTTCAAGGGAAGTGGGCAGCAGTAGGGAAGGCTTATCAGGATGGAATTATTTCACTTGAGCAAGCGGTTAATATGCTTGCGGTTACTGATAATCGGCAGGAAGAAATACAACGAATATTAGATGAGCGTCAAGCTGTGAATAAACAGAAGGGGGAATAACATCCCCTTTTTTTATAAAATAACAAACCTTTTGCCAATTGTTCGTTTTAGAGCCTTTATAAATTTCTCCCATCTTTTACTAATATCTACTTTTATCCTGAATTTAAAATAATTAAGTATGAAAGAAAAAATATTCAATCAGCTTAAACAGGATTTTTCAAAGCTGGGTTTGTCTGATGAGATTCTTCAATCAGTAGCATCATCGCTTGACGCTATGGGATTAATAACCGATGATAACCTTGCAACTATAGTAAAGGGGCAAGAATCAATGCTGAAATCTTACCAAAGTAATTTTGATAGGCTGCGTACAGAAGGTACAGCCTACAAGAAGGAATTGGAAGAACTGAAAGCAAAAGGTGATGGGGGCGACCAACAGCAACCAACCAATGAGGAACCAGAGTGGTTTACAAGGTACAAGCAAGAGCAGGAAGATAAAATCAGTAAACTTATGACTGAAAATCAAAATGCAAAAGCAGAACAAGCGCGTGCCGCAAGAAACAATCTGATTCTTTCAAAAGCAAAAGAACTCAAAATCTCGAAAGAGAGAATAGAAGAAGGATTTGCTATCTCCGATGATATGGACGAGGTGGCGATTACAGACTATCTTTCTAAAGTGAGACAGAATGAGGTCGCAAAAGGCTTGGAGGATAAAAGTTCGGCATTCTCCTTGTCTACACCTAAAGACCAGGGCAAAGAACTGGCTAAAGAATGGGCTGAAAAATTGCCGGACGCTAATTAAAAAATAAAGTTATGGCTATTACATTTGAAAAAGAAAAGGTCAAAGGGAATTTCCCCGTTTTTTGGAGAGGTGAGTGCGGCGTTCTTCCAGGAGACTTCAAACTTACAACAGATTTGCCGGAAGGCACTTTTGTTAAAAAAGGCACTCCTATAAAACTTGATTTTGCAAAAATGGAGTGTAAGATCTGCAAAGCGGTGGAAGTTATCAATGGCGGTACCACGACCAAACCGCGGATTAAAAAAGGAAGTTTTGCTGTTAAGTCTGAAACCGTAGGCGGACAGGAAATAAATTCTATTGATTCAAGTAACGCGGACTATGATGTACTAACATTGGCTGCGGCTGCAGAAACGGCTGTTGCGGGAGCTGTACTTGGTATTGGGGAAGATTTGCCAGATGCGGTTGTTGAAACAGACTTTGTATTTACGAAAAACATGTCCTTTCAAACAGTGTCCGCAGGATATGAGGTATTAATTTTGAAGGATGTGGCTTATCCAATGCCAAAGGATTGGCTGGTGGGATATAGCATGAAAAATAACCCGTCTATCAAGTATATTAGACAATAAGGAGGTAAATTATGGCAGGATTATTTTATAGTTCTATTTTTGGCGAACTTACAAAACAAGTGCAAGTTCGCATAGACACGGCATCGGAGTTACGTAAAAGATTGTTCGACCAAAACATCTATGAGAAATATTTGGATTGGGATACTCCTACGATTGGGCTGAACTTTGAAGAGTTGATTGGGCAGTACAATTTGAGTGTGGCTGCTGCGACTTTGGATTCTAAGGGAAAAGAGCCTATTATGGGAACGGACGGTTTGGAAACATTAAAGCAAAAAGTGCTGACCCATCAGATGAGTTATTCTATGCCGATTGAAGAGTACAGAAAAGTCCTTCAAATACTTGATTCTCGTATGTTGACAGATGAGCAGAAAACGCAACAACTCATTAATCTGATGTGGAATAATGTCGGGAAGGTTGTAAATTCTGTGCAGTCTAAACTGGATGTTATATTCTTGGGAGCCTTGTCTAACAAAGGAGTTTTTACATTTGATAAGAAAAACAATCCAGAGGGTGGCGTCCGTGGTGTTATAGACCACAAAATGCCTGCCGAGAATATAGCATCGGCAACATTGGATTGGAATGACGATAATCAAAACAATGTGGACTGTTTTGAAGACATTCAAATGGTATTGAACGCCTCTCAAGAGAAAGTGACACTTGATAAAATTCTTCTCTCACCCAAACGCTTATCATATATTCTTAGAAATAAGAAGATGAAACAGGTTGTTTTTGGTACAGATAAATCTTCTACTCCGCTGTTGTTGTCAAATATGAACGAGTTCATGCGTCAGAATGACTTCCCTATCTTTGAACCAATCAGACGTATCACCCGAATTCAAAACAACGGAACATTAAGTGAGTATTCCCCCTGGAATGACAAGAACTTGGTATTTGTCCCAGCTGGAAAGTTAGGGGTTATCAAAAATGCCTATGCAGACAATGAATTGAGACAAGAACCTGGTGTAACCTATTCCAATTATGGAAGAATTCGGATTTCTCAGTGGGGTAAGGGTGAGACAGACAATTCCAATGGAGTTGAGTTCACAAAGGCGCAGTCATTATCACTTCCTATCATTACTGAGATTAACGGTATCTATTCTTTGACAGTAGAAGCATAATGACAATTGCAGGCTACATAAAGCAGAGATTTTCCTACATCGGTGAAATGTCCGATGTAGGGGCTTCTGATTTTGCATTAGATTTTGGGCTTAATGCAGGCAAGGAAGCTTCTTCTGAGGATAAAAAGTTAATAGGAACATTAATTGATGGTTTTATTGAGAAAAATATTCTCCATCCTACCTCAGTTGGTGAAAGTGGATTTTCTGCATCCTGGAGCGTTGATTCAATCAAGACCCATATTAAACTTCTGTTAAAGAAATATGGCATAGACTTGAATGAGGAAACTGCTGCAATTGTCGGTCTGAGTGTGATTAAAGATGTATCTGATATATGGTAATGTATTTTTCTCCTCACATATTACAAGTATTGGCAGAAGAAAAACCTAAGTATGACTCTAACGGACAAGTTATTGTAAAGCCGGAAAATAATACGTGGGAAACTATAGGTGTTTGCCGGTGCGACGATGATAACACCCAAGAACTAAAGTCAGACAATGGAGATATGTATATGTCGCATTATCATATAGTCTATGAAGGTCGTGGCTTAAAAGAAGGTAGCAATATTCGCTGTTTGTTTGGAGAGACAGTGAAAGCGGAAGGTATCGCACGCAACCCTAAGAGCTGTAATTATTTTAATTATTCGGAGGTTTGGATATGATTACATCATCAGATGCCGGTATCATAGTATATAATGATTGCAAAGTTTTTGGTCTGCCTTTATATCGTAGCTGGTCTTTCCCTAAAAAGAAAGTAGATACGGAGCGTATTGTTGTTCTTTCTAAGCGCCAAACATCTGATACCTATTGGAACAGAGGATTTATTGAAGTTAATTTCTGTGTCCCGGATTATAAGCAGAATGCCAATCTCAAAAGGCTTAACGAACTTGAGCAGTTGGCTGTTGAGACTTTGGATTCCGTAGGATATTATAAGGGTTCATGGTATCAATATTCTGTTGAGAGCCATGGGATAGAGGAAGATACAGATTTAAATTGTCATTTTGTTAATGTAAAATTATTATTTGAAGTATTAAACATAAATTGAGAAGATTATGAAACCATTTATCGGAATTAAAAAGATATGGTACGGTGATGTGTTTACTGAAGCCGTAACTAAAGCATCATTAAAGACGTGGCTTGAGTCTGCCACACAAGTTAAAAACTCACACCAAGATACTTGGCAGTACACAGAGGATGACCCAACCTACACTGATTACATCAACGAACTTTCGGGTAATATTTATTATCGTGATGTAACTCAAAAGGGGGCAAAAACCATTACATTCACAATGGGCGAATATACATTTGACGATAAGATTGATTTGCAAGGTGGCGAAAAGGTTGATACGGATGCGGGCTGGTCGGCATCAGATACTCCGGGAATTGTGAATAAGGGGATTGTAGGGCAGACAAAAACAGGCAATTATGTAGTCTTTACAAATGCTGCGGTTATCGCCAAAGGAACAATGGCCGAAAAAAACATTGGCTTGGGAGTTACTGCTGTTGCGATGGAAAATCCTAATGATAATGTGAAGAGTGACTATTTGTTTGATGGGGAGAAAGTGGAAGCTGCCGCCTTGATGTCAGCAGAAGCGCCTGTCAAGAGCAAACCTACCATTTAAATAAATTTCTATGAAACCAAAGGGGTGTAGTGTAAATTGCACCCCTGTTTAATATATTAATAATGAATGCTGCGAAAATAGTAAATAGCTCTATTATTGGCTCTGACTTTAAGACAATTGTCGTCAATAACAAATCATATATCATATCACCTCCTACTATTCATAGGATAGCAGGCGCAGGGTATTACTTAGCAAATTTCCCCGAATGTAATACGCTGCATGATATACTTGTTTCATTAAAAGATATGGATAATGCGGCACATGCTTTGTCTTGGTTTATAAAAGGAAACGATAGCCTTTTTGATGAATTATTAAAAGGCACATTTAATGAAATTGTGGAAGGATTAGAAATCGCTTTTTCTTTAATTTCTGCTGAAAATTTTTACAAGCTGTCAATTTTAGCGAAGAACGTGCAAAGTCTGACAGCAAAACAGAAGTAGCAGGTAATACCTGCCTGCTTGGACAGATTGCAACGTTCATGGAAAATCTGCATCTGCCATATGATGATGTTGTATTCCGAATACCGTACCGTAATTTAATCATTATGCAGAAAGATAAACTTCATACTGTTTTTGGCGAAGTTTTGCAAGAGGTTTCCGATGCAGAAATGTTTAAGAACCGGAAGTTTGATGAATGATTAAAGAGAAAAGGTTATCTTTGCCCCCAAAAATAATCTTATATGGCACAAGAAGGCAAATACGCATATGACGAAGAAAGTGTTAAAGCAATCATGAATTGGGCAGAAACCGTACAATTGCCAAAGGAAGTAATATTATCGGAATCCGAACATATATACGATACATCTCTGTATATTCGGGCAAATATCAACGACATCAAGCAACACTATCCGGATGCGTTTTACAATCCGGCAATTGATAGGCTATACAGATTAAAAGAGTTTATGGAAAAATGAATAAAGCCCCATTGAAAGATTGGGGCTTTATTTTTTGCTATAATGGTACCTAATAGAGAGCACATAAACCGTGATTATTTCATCATTAACTGAATAGATAATGCGATGTTCCGAATTTATACGCCGAGACCATTTGCCGGACAAATCATATTTCAGAGATTCCGGTTTGCCTATTCCGGTATAAGGGTGTTTGGCTATATCTTCAAGCAGTGACAATATTTTATTTATTATAGCCTTATTACCGCTTCGTACAAAATATTGGTATTCTTCTTTTGCTTGTGCGGAAAGTGTTATTTTGTACATACAACGCGATTTAAAAAGTCTGACATACTTTCTCCCTCATGTTGAGAAACGCAATTTCCATTCTTAATATCTTCTTCCCCTTTTCTTATAGCTTCCATCGTTGCCGGAGATTTCATTATATATTCAGTTTCTTTAATGGAGTTGTATTCATCTAAAGATATGACAACAACGCTTTCATTGCCGGCACGGTGCACCAGCAACGGCTCACTATCATTTATCACACCATCGAGATAGTGTTTAAGGTTGTTTCTCAATTCAGAATAATTTGCTGTTCTCATAGACTTCTTGCTTTTATTATTTAGTACAAATATAAGTACTTATTATTGTACTTGCAAGGTCGCGGCGTTTTTTCTTGTTAATTTGATGTTTTTTAGTAAATAACAAACCTTTCCCTAATTGTTTGTTCTGCGTCCTTGATTTTTTAGGCGGAAATCGTGTATGGCGATACCTTTACAAGAAAATATCGGTTATGAATATAAAAGTAGATGCTTCCGGTTTAGATGAATTTATAGAAGAAATAGAGAACGAAGTCTCTACTGCTATGATTAATGCTGCTCATAGCGCTGTTGATACTCAAAAGACTTCTAATATAAGTAATAAAAAAACATATCAAAATCATACATGGAACTTGCGGAATGCTCCGGGAGCTGTCGTCTTTCGGAATGGGAAGATTGTCGATATGTATGTACCGGCTGACGGTGCCCATGGAGAAGCGAAAGAGCAGACGGAAAGTATGTTGATTTATGGCAATCATCCCCAAGACGGTGTAGTATTTGCTGATGGGATGCATTATGCGAGCTTCGTAAGCGCAAAAGGTTTTGATGTTGACGATAGTGCACGAATTAAACTATCAGAAGAATTAAGTAAAGTGTTCATGAAAAAATAATTGGTTATGGCTGGGTTAAAATTTAGCGCAGATATTGAATTAGATAAGATTGTTAAGTTGCGCACAGAAATAAAGGGGCTTAAGGCTGATATGATGGCTTTGGCAGGTAAGCCAAATAGTGGAAATACCATGAAGAGTCTCGAAAGGCAGTTAGACAAGGCTACGAAAGAACTTGATAAGTACATGAAGAAGTACGCATTGATGAAGAAAGCCTATGAGGAAATTTTAAAATCTGACAATACCGTTAAGGCAGTGCATGAAGAAACTCAGGCCTTACAATCCACAAATAAATGGATTGTCGCAAATACGCAAGCTGTAAAAGAAGCTGATGCTGAAATAAAAAAATTGAAGTCTGACTTTGCAGCTCTCAATGATACAGAAAAGGTGGGCGACAAAGGATATAACATATTGCGTCAAGTAGAACAACAAGTAGCCGTACGGAAGAGGGAAGAAGAAGCAGTTCGGGCAAATATAAAAGCCCAAAAAGAACAAATCATACAGAATAACTCAGAAGAAGGAAGTATAACTCAATTGCGTAAGCAGTTGTCACTTATGCTTAATCTCTATGATAATATGGGGAGAATAAAGCGTTCCGGCAATTCGGGCAAAGAACTTCTTGCTCAAATTAGAGTTATTCAAACTGAATTAAACGAGGCTGAACAAGCATCCGGTCGTTTTCAAAGAAATGTCGGCAACTATTCTTCTGCATTTAATGGACTTGGTATGTCAATCCAGCAGATAGCAAGAGAACTTCCTGCCGCAACGATGGGCGTCAATATGTTCTTCTTGGCAATCAGTAACAATCTTCCGATTTTCTTTGATGAAGTCCAAAAGGCAAGAAAAGAATACGCCGCATATATCGAAGAGCTAAAAAAAGGCAATACAGAAATCCAGAAAGTTGCTCCCGTTTGGAAACAGATAATTTCCGGTGTGTTTTCATTGAATACCGCTTTGGTTGTAGGTATAACTTTGCTCACTGCTTATGGGAAAGAGATATTCAATTATCTTGATGGATTGATTAATACTAAAAAAGTTACAAATGATTTGTCCGATGCTACCAAAGTTTTTAATGAGATGGTAAATAAAGGTACAAAGGATGCACAGCAAGATATTACACGGCTTAATTTATTGTATAAAGCAGCCACAGATGTTGCAAGGGGACAAGATGAACGCAATAAAGCTGTTGCAGCGTTACAAAAGGCATATCCGGATTATTTCAAGAATTTAGATGCAGAGGCTATAAAAAATGGAACAGCGCAACAAAGTTATGAAAATTTAGCTGCTTCTATTTTAAGAGCTGCACAAGCAAGGGCAGTAGAAAACCGAATTGCAGAAAACAGGAATAAGGCTATTGACCTTGAAGAGCAAATAGATAAAGCATACGAAGGATATGAAGAAGCACAGAAAAAACTAAAGGAATTAATAGCAGAGCGGGATAAAATAGACCGAGAGGCAATGCCGGATTTATATTCTGCCGCTCAAATAAACATCGGTGCTCAATTAGGGAAAATACATAGTATGGAGAATGACGCGGCTAAATTGAGGACAGAATTGTATCAACTAAACAAGCAAAGTCAAGAACTTGCTAATAGTATTTCCGCTATTGATTTGACATTTAATAAAGGGGATGATAGTGACAAAGGCGCTGGTAGTAGAAATATCAACGCATTAACGTCCCAACAAGATAAGATATTAGGACTTGAAAGCAAGTACGCATTGGAGCGTAGGCGGAAAGCTGAGGATTTGGAGTATCAGATTGCGCAGGCTCGTATTAGCGCCATGGCTGATGGTTATCAAAAGGTCAAGGCACAGCGTGATTTGGATAACAAGAAAGAAATCCAAAACTTGCAACGGCAGAAAGAAGATGCTATTCGTGCGGAAATAGATGCTCAAAAAAAGGTTTTTGATGAGCTGGAGAAATTGAAAGCTAAACAGAACAAAGGATATAAAACAAAAACCTTTGACGCTTCCGCAGTAGATACTTCTAATATCAGCTCTGCTTTTGATTCTATCATCGGATATGTAAGTAGCAGGCAAAAGGACGATTTAATGCGAGAGCAGGAAAGCGCATGGAATGAATATCTCATAAAATATGGTGATTATCAAAAGAAAAAAGAAGCTATAACCAAAGAATATGCAGCAAAAATAGATAGTTCTCTAACGAAAGGAGAAAGAGAGTCTTTGAAAAAAGACCTTGAAGCTCAATTGAGAGAACTAGATTTTTCCGAATTTAAAAAATCAATTGATTTTGCTGATGTGTTTGGAGATTTAGATATGCAGACAACTGATGCTTTAAAATCTCTCCGTGATAAACTAAAAGATTACATTAATGCTGCTGCAAAAGATTTGCGACCAGAAGATTTAAAGGAACTACAAGATGCCTTGAAAAATATTGACTTTAAAATAGCTAAGCGTTCTCCTTTTAAAGAGCTTTATTCCGGTTTGTCTGAATACAATACAGCGCAAAATGCTGTTAAAAAAGCCCAAAACGAGTTGAACTTAGTTATGTCTGGAGGAGAAGTGATAACAGGAGTGTACCAAGATGAAACCGGTAAACTTGTAAAAAAATTACTTTCACAAGAAGAAGCAGAAAAAAAACTCTCTAAAGCTCAATCTGATAGGCAAGGTGTTCTAGCTAAATTAACAAAGGCTGCAAATACAATAGGCTCTCAAGGTATGGAAATTGTCAATGCTGGAAACCAAATAGTGGACATGCTTGGGAATTTTGGTGTTGCAGTACCTGAAGCTGTAGCTGAAACATTGAACGGCATTGGGCAGACTATGAATGCTCTTGAAAGTATTGATTTAACCAAGCCGTTCTCCGCCATAACTGGAAGTGTTGGAATCTTAACCGGAATTGGGAATACAATAGCTGGATTGTTGGGATTCGGTGGCGCTGACTACTCCGGCTATGAAAAGATGAAAGCTCAATATGAAAATCTCATATCTATTTGGGATGAGCTTATAACCAAGAAGATGGATTATATTGACATCGACTATGGAACGGAGGCGATAAAAGCGGCAGAAGAAGCCGAACAGCTTGTAAATATTCAGATAAGCAGGCAAAGGCAACTAATCAAGCAGCTTGCATCCAGCGGGGCAAGTGTCGGCTCCCACTCATTGGGATACCGTATAAATGACAGATTGTCCAAAGAGGACTATCAACGAATTTCAGGTTTAGTCGGGCAAAAGATTACAGCGGAATATCAGTTGTGGGATTTGTCTTCCGAACAGATAGAAAAGATACTTTCCGATGAAAAACTGGTTTCTGTACTTGATACCGTCAACAAGGATTTTGTTACTTATTTGCAGAATATTGTAGATTATGGAGAACAACTTACCGAGATTGCACAAAAAGAAAAAGAGGCTATTACTGGGATAGGTTTTGATGAGTTTAAAAGTGGTTATGCAGATTTACTTTCTGATTTGGATAGTACCAACGAGGATTTTGCCGATAATTTCGAGCAACATCTTCAAAAAGCCATATTTCAGTCTCTTCTTGCAAATAAATATAAAGAACAAATTCAAAGACTATATGATTCATGGGCTGAGTATGGAAAAGATGGGATAACTTCTGACGAGGCACAAGCACTTCGTAATATGCAACAGAATCTTACAAATAGCCTGCTTGCGGAACGTGATAAACTGATGCAAGATTTTGGCTGGCAATCAGATTCCGCCCGTGAAGCTTCACAGAAGGGAATTGCTACGGCTTCGCAAGATTCGGTAGACGAGAACAACGGTCGGTTGGCTGTTATGCAAGGGCATACATACTCCATCAATGAAAATGCCAACCGTATGGCTAATGGCATTGACAGCCTTTTGAACTATGCCTCTTCCGGTATTTCATTAACTACGGATATAGAAAGAACGGCTAAAGCAATTGAAAGCCAAAGCAGGGATGCTCTTAACCACTTGGCAAACATTGATAACTATACGTCTAATCTTGTAGAAATGAGGGAATACATGTATGCCGTGAAAAACGGTATTGACACATTAAACACTAAAGGGTTAACACTTAAACGATGAAAGGACAACTTTATATAGACAATAAGAACATCTTTACTGAATTGGGTGTCGCCACTATGCAGGGTAATTACGGTGAATTGGTAGCGTTTTCACCCTCTAAAACCCCGGACAGCAACGATTGGGCAGAAGAGGACGGCAGAGAGTTTGACCTTTCGGAAATACATCTTGACACGAAAGAGGTCACGCTTGAATTCGGCTTCTTTTCGGAGTGGGGGTATAATGACTTCGTAGTCCTGTTGTCTGATATGGGATACCATGATTTCAACTTTCCGCAGTTGGGACGTACATTTAGATTGAGGTTATCCTCGCAGAACAGTTTTGAGATGTATAGTAACACCGAACGCTCTAAGTTCACTTTTGCCAATGATTTCCCGCGCCCGTATGGCTATATCTATCAGGAACCGATGAATAGCATTCTGCTGCCGAAAGGTTACGAGTTGGATGGTGTGGACTTATCTGTTTATGGTGTGCTAATTCTCAAAGGCAGTAATGCGGAAATATTCAAAACCCCGGCTGTGAAGAAGAACTTCTTGCGGAACTTCAAGTATCGGGATGGCGCTGTCTATGACGGTGAATACGTGAAGTTCCAGACGAAAGATGTGAACCTTAAATGTTTAATGCGTGCACCGGACTTCGATACGTTTTGGCGGAACCGTGACGCTCTTTTGTATGACCTCACTAGGCTATCCACCAAGACCGATGCCGAAGGATACGAGTATAAAGACGCGGAGCGCATGTTTTATGTTGACGAATGGAATGAAAACTATCCATGTTATTACAAAAGCTGCAAAACTGACAGCTTTAATCCTATTGATGGTATATGGTGGGCGTTTACTCTAACTCTTGTATTTACCAGCTTTCGACTTGGAAATACCGAATATTTGCTTGCTTCGGAAGCAGGGGAGCTTATAGTAACCGAAGATGAAAAATATTTTATTGATTTAGGAGATTAGAATATGATTACTTTACATAACGGCAATGAAACAATCGAGCTTCTGACGGATGATAATAGTTATTCCTATGAAGCTGTAATGGGCGAAGATGCACTTACACTGTATTTTTCTTATCCGGGCTATCTGAATGTCCCTGTAGGTTCATGGTGTGAGTTCTACGGCAAGCGTTATTCCTTGAAGAAAGACAGCAATTTCAAGAAGAACGGAGAAAGGAACTACGACTATACGCTTATCCTTGAAACCTCGAAAGCCGATACGGAACTTTGGAAGATACGCAATACGGTAGACAACCGTATCAAGTTCCCTTATACCGCCAAACCTAAAGAACACCTCAAACTAATTGTCGATAATCTGAACAGGCGTTCTTCGGGCTGGGTAATCGGTGACTGTATAGATGGTACGGAAAAGCTGATTAACTACAACCATACCTATTGCTTGGACGGTTTAAGCCAACTGGCAGAAATTTATGAAACAGAATATCAGATTACGGAAGCTGTTATAGAGGGTGTGCATATAAAGACTGTACACCTAAAGAAAGTCGAATACAACAAGGATAATCCCCTTACTCTTTCTTATGGTAAAGGACATGGCTTTAAAACTGGTGTAGGACGGGAAAGCGGTGACATTCCGCCTGAAATTATCCTTGTAGAAACGACTGATAGAAACATAGATTATTCAAAATACGGTGCGAAAGAATTGCTGATGCCCAAATCACAGACCATTCGTTATGACGGTACGCACTTCGATGGAGAGGACGGTTTCAACGCTGCTATCTCCCGAACTTATAAGGCTGACGAATACGGTACGGCCGTTATGCGTGCCGACCATGAGCTAACCACTGCCAAAGAGGATAGCCTGGATTGCACAGAGATTTACCCGTCACGCGTGGGAAAGGTTAGTGAGGTTAGAACAGTAGATACGAAGAAGCATTTCTATGATTTTTACGATAATGATATTCCCGATAACCTCAATTTTAAGGATTGTCTTATCGAGGGTGAGAAGATGACTGTTATCTTTCAGTCCGGCATGCTTTCCGGTAAAGAATTTGAAGTGAGGTACACCCATGTAGGGCGTAAATTCGAGATAATCCCGCAGGAGATAGACGGTATCACCATGCCGGACGGTGGCGTATGGATGCCGGAAGTTGGCGACAAATACGCAGTGTTCGGTATCCAGTTGCCCGAAGCCTATATCAGTGACAATGCTACAAGAACGGGCGCATCATGGGATGTGTTCCGGGAAGCCGTCAAGTATCTCTACGAACATGAAAACAAGATGTTCACTTTTACTGGTACATTGGATGGCATTTGGGCAAAGAAACGTTGGTTACAGGTTGGCGGTAAAATCGTATTGGGTGGTTTCGTGAACTTTACGGACAATCAGTTCCATCCCGAAGGCTCTCTTATCCGTATGGTAGGTATCAAACGGTTTGTAAATAACCCGTACAGCCCCGAAATAGAACTGTCCAACACTCCGGTAGGTACATCCGTTGCCAGTGAACTTAATAAGATAGAAACGAACGAGGTGCAGGTTGAGGAGAACCACAAGAAGGCACTTCAATTCACCAAGCGTTACTATCGTGATGCAAAGGAGACAATGGAAATGATTGCCGACAGCCTGCTAAACTTTTCCGGTGCAATCAACCCGATAACGGTTGCCACGATGCAGATGCTCGTTGGTGATGAAAGCCTCCAGTTCCGTTTCGTGAACTCCAAGACCGACCCGGTGGTAGTCAACCATGATATTAGTTATAATCCGAGTACAAAAATTCTGAACGTTCCGGCAGGTATCATCCAGCACATGACATTAGGGATTAAGACCTTATCCAATGCTCATGCAGCCGGTGATTACAAGTATTGGGATATGGCGGAATACAATTCCCCCTCACTTGTCAATCCGGAAAAGAAATTCTATTTATATGCCAAGTGTAGTAAAGATAACCAATCAGGGGTATTCCTTTTGAGTGAAACTGCTATTGCGTTGGAACAGATAGACGGATATTATCATCTGCTTGTCGGTATCCTTAACAGTGAGAATAACGGGGAGAGAAGCTTTGCCACTTTGTACGGATTTACGGAGATATTGCCCGGACGAATAACTACGGATAAGATAGTTTCTTCTGATGGTAAGACTTATTTTGATTTGGTAGCGAATGAGATAGCCGGACGTATCAGGTTTTTGAATGGTCTTATTTCCGGTTTGGTCGGTATCGGTAATGACGATGGTATTAATGCCGGTATGTCCGGTGAGGGAAATTCCGGTTCTGATGTACGTATATGGGCTGGAGCCAATGAAACAAATAGGGGAAAAGCTCCTTTCAGGGTACTTCATGACGGTAAATTAATAGGTACTGATGTGGATTTATCAGGTATTATCCATCTCAATGCCGAATATCTTAAAATATCTAATGGTATTGATATTGATAGCGGAAGCCTTATTACAAAAAGCGCTCATTTAGTGTTGCCGGAAATTGAAGGTGATTATTCACGTGTAATTCGTTGGGTGGTACCCTTGTTTACAAGGGTTATTATACAAATACGGCTAGAAACAGCTAATTCCAGCGTGCTTATAGCTCCTAACGGTGATGCGTTGAATCCGGTTTCATCATTTACTATTAACGTAGGAATGGATTCCGGAGAAATAGTTGGCTTTAAAATGGGTGGTTATACTTATTGGAGTGTATTCAAACATATGCATGAGGAGTTGTAAATCTGCAAATAACAAACCTTTTACCAATTGTTCGTTATCTGCGATGTAAAAAAATGGCAAGTCTGTTTCTCTGAACTAATTTTGTGAAAAACAGAGAAATGGGTATGTTATTTAGAAAATTATCAATGTGTTTGCATAAACTGTGTGAAGATGCACGGGGCTTTGATAATAGACTTTTAAGAATAGTAACATAGAATACACAAGCCTTTGAGCTAACGTACCCATACGTTGTGCTCAAGGTTTTTTTTATTGATATAACATTATGCCGTTAATAAAGAAGAAAATATCAGAGTTGCCTCTTGCCGATAGCCTAAAGGGTTTATATACCATTGGTTACAAAATCATAGATGGTATCAAGACTAGTGTAAAGGTTAACTTGGAAGATATTCAGACAGCTTATCAGGATGTCGTTAATGCAATTAAAAAATCCGAGGAAGCGACCAGTAATGCAAATAATGCTGCTGTAACCGCCAATGAGAAAGCCTCGCTTGCTAATACAGCCGCCCAAAATGCCGAAGAGGTTGCCAACAATCCGACATACATCGGCAAAGACCACTATGTCTATGTGTACAACAAGGATACGGAAAGCTTCGATAAGACGGATATTTATTGCAAGGGTGAACCGGGAAGCTCTTTCCGTGTGGCTGGAGAATACGCCACCCTTGAAGCCTTGAAATCCGCTGTTCCCGATGGTTCGGCAGTTGACGGGTTCATGGCTGTAGGTACGGAAGCCCCTTATGATTACTACGCATGGGTGAACGGTGAATGGGTAAGCCAGGGGAAGATTGGCGGCATAGAAGAAGCGCCAACTGATGGAAAGGCATACGGTCGTAAGAATGGGGATTGGGCGGAAGTTTCTGATAAGAAATATGTCGATGACAGCATTTCAAGCGCTCGTAGTGTTGGCTACATGATGCAGCTTACAGAGATTGACGCTTCCGGGTTGGATGAAAATACGTGGTATCCGGTTACGATTGCTTCTGGAGCAAGAATGAACATACGAGTAGAAGTGCTGATATCATTAGATAGTGGCACAACACCGTCATGGTCTACACATGAGAGAGGATTTTCTACTCGCAAAATTTGGGAATTTGCTCCGTATGCTTGGGGCGTTAATCGTGATAGCAAGACTACTATATACTTATCAGATTTCCTTCATACAGATATAGACCCTGTGAGGGGTTTAGGTAATTTGAGCCACTTTGATACATGCTATGTTTTTGTACGAGGTGGTGGTAAATACCACTTTTATGCTTCTCATGAAGCAAAAGTTATTCTTCATACTGATACATATGCACCAGGCGACCAAAGTGTTAGTCCAACTACTGAAACCCCTGCGGGAATAGTGGCGAATATAGCAACGAAGGAGTATGCGGATAATATCGGTTATGGTAAGGTTATTGATGTTGCCGATGGTTCTTTGTTAACTATCAATAAAAACATATGGGATACAGAAGCTTATGACCAAGTTGTTAAAATATTTGGTTCTACTGATGTTATTAAGAATATGATTATAGATATTTGCAATAACCATACTAAATATTATATACATAGTTACTCAAGCTATAGAAATTGTATAGAACTTTCTTCTGTTTATGCTTATTATACTGATGAAGAAAGATATGAAATAGAATTTAATATTAGTTATTATACTTCTCAGGGACCTGTTTCTAAACGAATAGCAATAGCATTAAGCTTATTTGATGACGAGAAAAGTGATGATAGACTTTTTATTGAAGATATTCTTGTATCCGATAATCTACAAAGAGTTGTTAAACGTACTAAAACTGAATATGATAGTATCGGTACTAAAGATAATTCTACAATGTATGCTGTAATTGAATAAAAACTTAAAGATATGGATAGTAATTTAAAAGTTGGTTCTAATAATGCAGGACTGTTTATTGGTAATACTGAAATCTTGGGTGAGAGGGGAGTAGCAAATTTACTAAAGTATATTACTATTGCACCGGATTTTGCCGGCTCATCCAAAGGGGAAAGCATCAAACTATTGGTAGCCAATTTAAGTGACAATGAAGATATAATACTATATAAAGGAGATGAACAAATTCATATTCCCAAACAGCATATAGAGTGGTATCCTGTTGATGGAACTAAAGGACCTTTTAACTTATACAATGGAGGAAATAAGAGGGTTAGAGGTTTAGAATTAATGTACATTGGCCCAACTAATATTACTTCGTTTACAGACCGTTATGCTGATAACGGAGAATATATTAATATAAGAAGATATTCTTCAAGTTCAAACGAATTTGCTTTCGCGGTTATAATATTTAATGCTATTTGATATGAAAACAATCTACTACAACAGCAAATTAGCCAAACTTATCCTCTTTGGCGGCTACACAACAATCATGCTCTTCGGCTTCATCCTTACGAAGTTGAAAGAATTGTCCGAAACAATCATACGCCATGAACGGACACATCAGAAACAGTTCTTCGAGTGTATGGAGATAGCGGCTATCCCGTCCGTATTATTGTCACTCTATGTCAGTGCATGGTGGTTGCTCCTTATCCCACTATTCTACTACATTCTTTATTTGGCAGAATGGTTTGTAAGCTTCGTGTACCATATGTTTACCGACAACAAGATTGGGGATGGCAAGGTTAATAAAAACGCTTACCGTGCGAGCGCATTTGAAATGGAAGCCAAACTTAACCAAGACAACCCGAACTACTTGAAAGAACGCAAATGGGGTGCATGGCTCAGATACTACGGCAAGATATGAAAATCCCGTCCTACTCTCACGAGCAAAACGGAATGACAGTAGTTCACTTATTTGATAAGAGACACAAAGATATGAATAATTGACAAATAACGATAAGATGAAGAATAACATTATTACCCAAAGCATACCGGGTGGTTTCTCGGTAATAGCAAGCAGTTTTATTGCACAGTCATTGGAACATATGATACCGTGGCTGATAGTAACATTTTCAGTCGTTGTATGCGATTTGATGTTCGGGATAAGGAAATGCTTGCTATTGGGTGAAGAATTTCGGTTTTCAAGTGCTGTGCGCCGTACTATGGGTAAAATGGTAACATACTTTGCTTTTGTCTGTATGGTGGTGATGATAAACATTGCTTCCGGCAATAAATGGAATATTGATGTGTATTCATGCTTGTTTGTCTGCTTCATAGAGTTCTGCTCTATCATAAGCAATATCTTGAAGCCAAAGGGATATAATTTCAACTTACTGAAAGCGTTGGGATTGTTCGGAAAGAAAGTGCTCGATGTCGAGAAAGAAGATATGAGTGAAATAATAACTAAAGATAAGGAGTAACAAAATGAAAAAGAAACTGATTATCGCAGCGATTGTTATCGCTATCATCGTGGGAGTTATGCTTTACATGCACTACACTCCGTTTTGGGTGAACTTGACTACTGTTGTATCATTCGGTGTCGGTGTTGTTGCCGGATGGGTGGCTCGTGTGGTTTATGACAAATATTTCAAGGAGGACGCGCAGAATGAAAATATTGATTGATAACGGACACGGAAGTAACACTCCGGGCAAGTGTTCACCAGACGGAAGATTGAAAGAGTATGCGTATGCCCGTGAGATTGCCACACGTTTGGAAGCGGAATTGCGCAAACAAGGTGTTGACGCAGAACGTATCGTCAAAGAGGAAATAGACGTTCCTCTATCGGAGCGTTGCCGTAGGGCGAACGAATACAAGGCAAGTGACACAATCCTCGTATCTATCCACTGTAATGCAGCGGGAAGCGGCTCTGAATGGATGCAGGCACGTGGTTGGGAAGCGTGGACTTCGGCAGGTCAGACGAAAGCCGATAAATTAGCTGATAGCTTATATGTGGCAGCCGGACGACTTTTGCCGGGTATGAAGATACGCAAGGATATGACGGATGGCGACCCTGATAAGGAAAGCGGGTTCTACATCTTGAAGCACACGAAGTGCCCGGCAGTCCTTACAGAGAACCTATTCCAAGACAATAAGGAAGATGTTGGCTTCTTATTATCGGAAGAGGGGAAGCGGGCAATAGTGGACTTGCATGTGCAGGGAATTGTGAACTATTTGAATAACTCTAAAAAGTAAACATCATGGCAGCAGAAGTTTTATCATTTCAACAAGAAGAAGGCAAAACAGCGTATTACGCAACGTTTGTCAGTGACGGTAATCCCGTTACCATACAGATAAAGAACAAGGGCGGAATGGTGACTGTATTTGCCAATATCGAGGGCATGAATCCTATCCCGCTTTCCCCAAATGCCAATCAAGCCTTAGGTCCTTCCAATGTGATATTTCGTCTTATTGGCATAGCGGCAGGTATGGAAATTACAATAAGAAGTGCTACGAAAGTGTCAGAAGCGAAAATGATTAAAGAGGGATAGCCTTATGAAACCAATCACTATCCCTCACATCAGCATTCCTATAATCGGCATTCCCGTAATCAGCATACTTACCATAGGGTTTCCCGGTGCTGGCGGAAATAAGCCGCATCCATTTCCTGATGAAGGGTATTTATTATTAGCCAATGACGCTCCATTGTTGTTGACTAATGAAGAGCCGATATTGCTTACAAGTAAAAATAAATAGTAGTATGGAAGAGAAAACAGAAAAAGGACAACAAATTGGACAACTCCCCAAAAGAGACGTTTTGACGGGTAATGAGCAGTTTCCATTTCAAGAAGACAGAGAAAACGGTTCTATCACCCCTAACGCCCTAAAGAGTTTCATTAGTTCTGGAAAAGGTGGATATATGAGCTATATAACCGAGTATAATGTTTCTATTCATCATCCTTCATCCGGGATTGATGGCAGTAATAGATATACATTAGAAGATGCTATTGTTCAAGTTCCGGAAACTATAAGAATAGCCGGGCTAAAGGTGTCATTCTTGAACAATAGCGGACTTGTGGAGACATGGGAATTTGCAGGTGGAGTATTTGAAAATATCGAGAACTGGAAGTCAAATGAAGATAAATTGACTGACATTAGAGATGAAGCAATCAGTAAAATAAAGGAAGTTGAAAGCGATGTTATTTCAAATTTCAGTTCCCAGCGCGTTACTCCGGAAATGCTGTCCGAATCAACCAAGCAGTTTATTAATGCAAGTGGTGGCGGTACAATAAACAATCTTGCGGATGACGAAGACCTTGTGTCTGTAGACAAAGGGGAAAACTTAAGTGTTTTAAAATTTGCTGACCGTGCTTATAATCCTGGAATATATGTGGGAATGGGGTATAAAATCTTGCGCAGGAATATTATAGACGGTAAAAATATACTTACACAGGAAATGGTTAATCAGCCTCATACGATTTATATGATTCAGTATGACTATGATTTGAATGGCGCAACTATTAGAATACCTGAAGGATGCGTATTTGATTTCCAAGGCGGAAGCTTAAGTAACGGTTTTATAGCAGGCAATAATACAGCGATTATATCTGTAGATAGAAAAATTTTTAGTAATATAAAATTTCTGAACAGTCTGTTTTCCAATGCCTTTAAAGTAGAATGGTTTGGCGCGATTGTAAGTGATAATATTGATAGTTCATTTGCTTTTAATGAGGCGTTGGCTAATGTATCAAATGTTGAAGCTAATGGAGAAATTTATTATTTGGAATACCCTATTGTGATTAATTCCGATTATAAAACACTAAAATGTAAAGGACGGCTCTTGTGTAAATACGGGATAAACGGAATTGAATCAAATGCAAAATATTTGAATATCCAGATAAACCAGTTAATATCAGATTACTCTCCTGATAATCTTTATGGTGACACTTTGGGTTCCGGAATTAAAATTAACAATAATTTTAACTCTGTGATTTCTATCGATTTTATAACAAATTTTAAATACGGGATTCATTTATGTCCAAGAATTATTGAAGGCGGAGAAAGAGTTTCCGGCATTCAATATGTAAAGTTTAATTTTAGCCAAATCACTGCGTATACTTGTATATTAATGGATGTCGATGTTGTTACGGATACTCCTGGAAGTTTGTGGATAACCGAGTCTCAATTCAATGGAGGCAGATTGAAAGGATATAACGGGATTTCATTTATTGGGTACGAAGAATCAGTATCTGAAATTAACGGGCATGTATTCAATTCAATTGGCTTTGAGAAAATATACAATCCGATAGCATTAAAGAAATGTGTTAATAGTAAATTCTTAAATCTAAGAATGTCAGAAGATATTTACGGTGAATATTATTTAAATTTGGAGAATTGTTCAAGACTCTATTTTGACATAAAAAGTAACAGCATTGGGGACAAGGTGAGAATTATAAATTCTCCCTTTATAACAGTCAATGATGACAGTATAGTTCTTCCTTTGACAGGAGTTAGAAATTCGAGTTTCAGATATGCGACATTGGATGATGATTGTAAGTATATAATTAACAAAATAAATAGCCATACAATATTTTCCGATGATATCGTAGTAGATAATAATACATATATAACCCCGTCTGATTTAGTGACTAAAATAGACGATGTAAACTATAGTTCTATCCATAAAAAAATACATATATTGAACGGTGAGACAACTATAAACATAGGGCATGTTAGAGGTCTGGATCGTGTACCATATTGTTTGTTTATATATAATCCTAATAATTTCAATTATTCAATATTAAGTGATGGACGTGTGATTTATAGATCATCTAAAAGTATGGATTACATATATCTTTATATAGATAAAACGGGTTATAAAGCATGCTCTTCTGTTATTGGCAATAAGATTCGGTTAACTCAATTAAAGTATTACAAATTAATAGATTCCTCTAAATTAAATTCATATAATAAGTTTAATTTATCGGTTAACAGGATTGCCTTTTCGAAGAATATATTTAATACATATGATTACAGTATTTTATATTCTACTTCCGGGGAAGAATCTTTCATTAATATCAGCAGTCCTAAGGTTGCTGATTATATATCTTTTCATAAAGATGAATCCAATAACTTGTATATTAAATCTGTTTATAACAGTGTCATAAGCAGTGATTTTTTTGATATTAAAGAAGTCGATATAGACGAAGGAAAACTGTCAGCTGTTCCTGTAAGTAATTTATTGAAAGGTGTTGATAGGCCAGGCAATGTAGAGACGGGCTATTTATATTTTGATGACAATTTGGGCAAACCTATATGGTGGAACGGTTCTTCATGGGTAGATGCCAGTGGAACTACGGTATAATGTTTTACTAATTGTTTAATTATTTATGGTATGAGAAATAACATCTTAGGTGCGGTGGTCTATCTATCCACCGCCATAGTATTCGGTGGCAGCACTGCACTGCTGATGCTCTTTATCAAGGAGAACAGCGACCGTTGCCACTACTATAACGGCAAGTGGAACAAAATAGACTTGCTGTGTGGAGTTGCCGCAATATGTGCTGGTATGGTTGTAAATCATTATTTGTTGAGGTTATGAAAAAACTACCCTGGCTATTAGTTGTATTGCTGGCAATCGCTTGTGTGGCGGCGTTGTTCCGTCCGCACGAGCCTTTGCCGGCAGAAATCCGTACCGAAACAAAGATACAGACGGTTGTCAAGACTGATACGGTTCTTATCTCCGCGCCGATAGCGGTCTTTTGGCAGATATTACCGAATGACACAGTACGTATCGGTGATACCTTGCTTCATCGCAAACGGGTTGTGTATGAAGATAGCTTGTATCGTGCGGTGGTGAGCGGATATGTAGACCCGCGGCTGGATAGTATGACTGTGTATCCGAGAACGGTTTATCAGACGGTGACGAATGACATCTATCATGCCGTTAAACCGAAGAAGAAGCGTTGGGGATTAGGGTTGCAGGCTGGGTATGGGTATCCAGGCGGCATGTACGTAGGCGCAGGAATAAGTTATAATCTATTTGTATGGTAAGAAAGAAATTAACGATGTAGAAGTTGGCTTGTAGCTGACACTCTTTCGGGGCTTAGAGTAAAAAGAAAGCCCCCAACGTTCAAATAATTATTGCCACATAAAAATTTGAAAAAAGCATAAGACACCGCACGTTGGAGGCTTTAATATCTTCAACACGGTATCTTATGCTTTGTTCGTATATAATCAAATATTTTATGTGGCAGGGCAAAGATAAATATAAAATTCAGAAAAACTATGTGTAAGTCAGAAATCTTTGCCGAAACAATTAATCTCGTGGCGCAGGAGACCGAAATACCCGCCAGCCGAATACTATCTTCGGATAAGGATACGGAAACCGTAGACGCCCGCTATTTGCTTGTACAGTTGCTTGTCGAAAGGGGAATGTACCCTTCACAGATAGCTCCTAAAATTCACAAGACCAAACGCGCGATAAACTACATGATTTCCAATTTCCAGGAACGTATGAAAGGCGGGAAAATGTTGAGAATATATTGGGAAAACATTAGGAAAGCGTTGGGAAACAACTGATTTCATGGCAGTATCGGTATTTATACTTTTGTGATGCGGTTGATTTTGACCGTAATACAAAATATAAATCTCTATGGAAAGAACGTATGTCTTCAATCAAGACGGGAACAACGGAAATGGTGGCGGAAGCAAATTCGACATCATGGCTATGTTGCCCAACTTGATGGGAAGCAAGGGTGTAGACCCCGGACTTCTCGCTTTACTGAACCAGGGACGTGGCAGCCAAGACCAATGGGGCGGCTCGTGGTGGTTCATCTGGATTATCCTTTTGTGGTTCTGTTGGGGCGGCAACGGCTTCGGCAACCGCTTTGGCAATGGTGGCGGTCTGCCTGCTGAGCTTAACGGTGATGTCGGTCGTGAATACCTGATGTCAGCCATTCAGGGCAATGGCAATGCCATCAACCAGCTTGCTTCTTCTTTGAACTGCTCTACCCAACAGTTACAGAGCGCCCTGTGCAACATCCAGGGGCTTATCGCCAATGTCGGCAACCAGGTCGGCATGTCTACCCAGCAAATCATCAACGCATTCCAGTCCGGCAATCAGGCTGTTCTTACTCAGATTGCAGATTGTTGCTGCAAGACTCAGAACGCCATTACCACAATGGGCTATGAGAACCAGCTTGCGATGTGCAATCAGACCAACGCGCTTGTCAACACAGCCAATCAGAATGCACTTTCATTGCGTGACGGTGCGACCGCCAATACCAATGCTATCCTTGCAAAGCTGGACGCCATGCAGAACCAGGCATTGCAGGACAAGATTGCGGCTCTTACAGCAGAAAAAGCCACTTTGACTGCTGAAATCTCCCAACGTAACCAGAATGCTACTATCCTGAATTCAGTAGGACAACAGATTGCTCCTTTGGCAGCAGGCTTGCAGGCATTGCAAGGAGATGTGGATAAAATCCGCTGTTCAATGCCGCCTACAGTAGCAGTGCCGTATCCGCAGTTGCAAGTATTTAATCCTGAGGTAGCTCGTGCTGCCGCCTATGGTGCGTATATGGGAGATTCTGTTTATGCACGTAGCGGATGTGGATGCAACAATTATTGGGGATAATTAGCCATTAGGTAAAGAGTTCTTTGACTTATTGATAAGGGTTTCGTAGTCGGAAAGATACATCCATTGAAAATTTTTGTGATGTTTGTTTTTCCCTTTGCAGCAATTTATTAAACTGCTTATATTAAATCCATCATTAACAGCATCTTTTATAGACTGGTAAATATGGATTACAGTGTCATCTTTTATTTGAACTATTGGTTTAAATCTCTTTTGGCTTGTAATAGGGTTTAGATTGTTTTGGGAAAAAGAGCACCATTTTAAATTTTCAAGACGATTGTCATATCTGTTTGTGTTTATATGGTCTATACATGGAAAGTTATTGGGATTAGGTATAAAGGCAAGTGCGACAAGTTTATGGACATGAAATCTCTTTTTTACTCCATCTTTAACAAGAGTAATTGCATAATAATCTTTTCCTTTGTGTCCTGTAATATTGGGAGATAATATTTTTCTTGTGTAAGATGAAACAATTCTTCCTAAAGAGGATATTTTATATAATCCTTCATATTCAGGAATGTCTTTCCATACTTCACCATCTAAAGACAATGTATCATACCTTTTTCTTCTATCTTTAACCATAACCCATTCAAGGTTTGAAACATGGTAGTTTTTATTATTACCATCTATCATTCTTACGGTTTTACAAGCTTTGGGATTTGGTATGAATGTAGAAGCCACAAGTTTAGGTATATGGTATTTCCTATCAATCCCGTCTTTTGACAAAAGTACAGATTGTGTGGATTTCCCGTTGTTGTGTGGTAACATTAATCTTGGCTCTTTATATACATTCTTAAAACGATTGTTTACATATTTAGCCATAGATGCCACACGACCAAATGAAGAAACTTTATAAAGCCCTTCATATCCGACTACATCACTCCATTCCTCACCTTCAAGAGATACACTCTTGATAAACTCTTCGTTTGTCATTGATTTTACCGAATTAAATGATACCGAAAATTGAAAAGTGGGAAGGGCTTCGGTGTACCCTTATCAGTTGGTCATGACTCCAACCTATCCCGATTGTAAATATAGTAATAAACAATTAAATTACAAAAGATTATGGCATTATTTCCTTTTAATAATTGGGGCTTCCCGTTCCCTACTATTGGAAGGGCTAATTTCAATACCCTTCCTACGGTAGCCGTAACAGTCGGCACGGAGAACGTGACTTTGGAACTTCCTAACCATGCGTTCCGTAACAGAAGCTATGTAGGCGGTTTCTATGTCAGTCTCCGCCAGGCAATACCTGCTGGTACGACTGCTACACTCCCGATACTGATAGGGACTAACGGGGATACAAGACCGTTGCTGGCTTACAATAATGAGCCGGTGACTGTCGGCAACCTTGCTGGAACGGGTATCTACGAAATCCACTATAACAAGTACACCAACGAACTGTTCCTTGTTAACGGTGGGTATCGTCCGACAACCGCATCGGCACCGACTCCGACAGCAGAAGCAACCGCTCAAAAGAGCAAGTAGTTAACATGGGGCTTTGTGGTTGTTTCCAAAATGGGAATAGCCACACCCCTTTAAAATCAAACCAATATGTTTCAATCACTTCGTACCAATAACCAGTTGTATATACTTCATAAGGATGCTAACCCGTTTATCGAATACGGTCCGGTAGTCAGCGTTTCCGCTCCCAAGCCGAAATATCCTATGGCACCCCCTATGGGACAGTTGCCCCAAATGGAAATGGTCGTGGATGTCGTTGTCTGTATCAACGGGCAGAACACTACTTTCCAAAATCTACCTGCCGGCATGGATATAGCCGACTTTGGACAGAACGGTAATATCGTAGTGTCATGTTCTCGTGATGCGATGAACAACGAGGTCGCTTCTATGAAACAGAAAAGCATAGACATTATCAACAGCATGGACTTCCACAATTCCGTCATTGCGGGATGTGATAAGATGCTGACGCTCTTGAACCCCGAATTTGCAGAGAAACAACGTCAGGAACAGGAAATATCCTCTCTGAAAGGGCAAATGGCAGAAATGAGCAAGAACATGTCCGACCTTATGGAATTGAACAAACGGCTTATGGAACAGCTCGGAGTGGCTGAAACATCTAAAACAAAGAAATAATATGGGAATGTGGGAAATATTGGAAGAAGGGCGCGGAGAATATGACCGTGACTTCGGTATGAGAGGCGGTAATCCTATGGAAGAAGCCTATAGAGAGGGTTGCCGTTATGGTTACGAGAGAGCCATGCGTGAGATGCAGGGCGGTGAAATGGGCTATCGTAACAGCGGTGGTTCACGCGGTGGAAGCTATAGCGGCGGCTCAGATATGGGCGAACGCCGTATGCCGGGTTACTTCCCGGAATATCCGGTTTACAACGAACGCCGCGATTCACAGCCTTACGGTGATGATATGGGCGAACGCAGACGCAGACGCGCCAACGGAGAGTTCATGTAATGGAGAGGGGATTATTCCCCTCTTTTGCCAATCACTTAAAATCAGGAAAATATGAAACAAAGATTAGATACATACGACAGAATACCGCCTGCAATGGCTGACTATCTCAGCCAGTACGGATGGCATTTCAGCAAGAAGATGTGCCTATGGGCTGTTTCCCGCATGAAGATGGAAAATAAATCTACGGGTAAAGAAGAAAAGCTGGAGCCAATCAGCAAAGAGCAGGTAGAGGAGCTTCTGAAAAAGTACAGTGTAAACCTGGAGAAGGATGCAGGGTACGACAGTGTTTACGTGGCAAACATGGCGAAGTCGGATTACTACAAAAGTTCTATCACTGACGAAGCCCATCTCGCATTGTTCATTAAGGATTACATAGATGATGTGGACGCTTACAATGGAATGCCTTTCACTCGGTTCTATGCCGACTGCATAGGCTCCGGCAATCCTATCATGTGGGAACAGATGATGTAGCCTATGATAATACAGGAATTTTACATACCGGATTATGATTGGGAAGTAAGGGTATATTATGCGGTGGACTGCTATTATACCGACCGTATCATCGCCGACCTTCAGCGGGTTGGATGCAGGGGGCTGGATTTGGTGAATGCCTATAAGAACATGCGCTCCTGCAATCTGAATACGGGTATCACTTACTCCAATATCCGAAACAGGCAAACCGTAATGGTTATAGCCCTTACTTCTTCCCCGGCAGAGTTTCAAAACTCTTTCGACCATGAAAAGGGGCATCTATGCCGGCATATCTCACGGGCGTTCGGCATCGACCCATACGGGGAAGAGGCGCAGTACCTTAGCGGATATGTGGGACAGAAGATGTTCCCGGTAGCGAAGAAATTTTTGTGTGAACATTGCAGACGTAGCTTATGTGGAAAATAGTACAAGCCATTTTATCAGGCAAATCCCGGGAAGAAGTATATAACATGCTTTCTCCCGAACAGAAAGAGACGCTGAACAGCCTTGCCGCGGCAAATGGTATAAACCGCCAACAACGTAGAAAACTTGAACGTGATGCGAAAAAGGGATTACATAGATGAACTGCTTGAATTGGCGGACAATGTCCTTTACATGGACTATTGCCGCCTTTTCCGGGTTATCCAATGGAACGTTTAGAACGCTTTGAACGGATTCTCCATTGGGTTATACCGCTTGCCGTTTTGGTGAGGGTTATATCTGTATGCCTGTAAGTTTACTATCTGCATTTAACTTTTGTAAGTCCATACTTAGCCAACCTTAGATATATCGTCCTTACACTTACATTCAGCATCTCTGCCATTCTGCGGGGCTGTATATTTTCTTCCTTGTACAACTTGGTAATGTTTTCTTCCGAAAGTGGGTCAATGAAAGGTTTCTTAGGCTCTGTTATCCCCATCCGTTTACGTGCTTTCGCTGCATATGCTTCATTCTGTTTGTCTTTTGTGACGTAAATAACAGTGGTCTTGTTAAGGCGTAGAGGGAATAGCCTTCTTTCCACTTCCTTGTGTTGTTCGGCAAGGCTTTCTACATCCCCGTTGACCGTAGTGTCAATCTTCTTGTATTTGTCCGGGATGCGGGAATGTCTGTCTCTGATTATTCTGTCTGCTCTTCTCATGACTTCTCTTCATTGTCTGAAAACACTAAATTTTGTACTTCTTCTTCCCATATATCTCCCTCATTTCCTTCAAAGTCAAGATATACCGTATCTTTAGGGCTTGGATTGTTGAAACTAGAAAGCATCCCTATTACCTGCATGGGTATGGAAAGTCTTTCTCCTTGTGGTGACGGGAGTTTTATTCTCACCCGGTCACCGATTTTTAATTCTGTTATATCCATTATTTTATTATACTAAATTTATGATACCACTTGTCCGCATGGCTGAACCATCCTATAATGAATGATTTGCCGAAGAGGGTTGCTTTGTATAGTTTACTCATGCGTTTCTTTGTTCTTTAATTTATCAAGGAACTTGCTATCTCCCGAATAATTCACACCGATAGCCTTTTTACTTTCAACAATCTGTTCCAAAAGGGTTATAGCTTCCTTTTTCACTTCTTCTACTTCATTATAACCGCAGGCTTTATCAACCAACTGCTCCATAGTCGATTTAGGCTTGGAAAGCTGTTCTTTGAGCTTGTTTAATCTCCAGTAGCAGTAATCAATTGTGGCGATGTGCTCTAATTTACTCATGGTTATATTATTCATTTATAATTAATTCACACCAACTATTATCGCTTTCCCAAAACCATTGATAGCCGCCAGCGTGTTTACGCTTTCCGGAACAGCAATTCCTGATATTACGGGCGCAAATGCCAGTCTTTCGTTCCGCATCGTTAGAGGACTGGAAAACACCTTGTAACCGTCCGCTCTTTATAGCTACTACTTTCTTTGCATTGCAGCCCGCTATATTAGGGTTTCCCGTTCTCCCTAAAGCTAATCCTTTAATCATACTTTCCCTTTTATGCGAAGGGATGTAATCATCCCATTTCTTCCCCTTGTTATGGGGGATACTTCCTTTCAAAAACCGCCCGTTAATAGGGTTGCGGTTTAATCGCTGTGGAGGTATATATAATTCATTCATCTTTAAATTCAAGTTTTGGGTTACTGGTAGTCTCGATATTCCTTTTCTTTGTCTTAACCATTCTCCGATAAACATCATCAATCAATTGCTTAAGCTCATTGACGTAGCTTTCCATGCTCCAGCCTTCGAGTTGACACACCATTAAATCAAATTCTATTTCTTGTAGCAGCTTTACTTTAAACCTCTCGCGTGCAAAGACATTTACCCGTTGACGCACATTACGGTTAATCATCGGGTCTTGTTTAGGTTCTTTGCTATTGGGGATAGATTTTTTCACGGGGTGATGGTTGTCTGTTATGTTGTTAACATGAACATTCATAGCTTTTACAAGAATTCTTACTCCTCCGTTTAAGACGCTTTTCCCGTTTGTGTAAAAGTCGTATCCGGTCAAAGGAGAACCAGTATGCTTGTCAATGGAGAAGCCTTCAGGCGGTTTATCATAGAGTTCCCAATTCATGTATTTACTCATGGTTGTTTTATTTCAATAACTCAATGTTATCGTGTATGTTGCCAATAACAAGACAATCTTTATTACTAAATGCTTCTCCAAAGAAGTGGAGATATAGCCAACCTTTTTTATCAAGCGCAAATCCGGCATAATGATTACTGTACATAACCTTGCATATATCTCCGTTGCATTCAACAATATCACCTTCGTATATTTCTTCACCGTTCTTATCACATAAGCCGGTGAACTGCCCAACAGTTTCAGCCCATACGTCATCGCACCGGCAGTTTTCCGGAGAATATATCTTTGCCTTGTCTGTGAAGATAAGTCCGTTTTCGCCCCTTCCGGCAGTATAGAAAAAAGAGAGAAATCCATATATCCATTTCCCCGTATCAGTACTTTTCCCTCTGAATTTTATTTCACGTTTCATAATCAATATCTTTTCTCGTTTTTAATCAATCAGTTCAAATTCGTAAACGAAGACATAAGGATTACTTTCCCATGTCCCTTTGCCGGATACTTTATCTATGAGAGCGGCAAAGGCTTCACGAGGGGTACCGAAATGCTTACAGAACATTCTATTCCATCTACTTCCTATCTCTGTAATATTTTGAACAAAATATGATTTCGTACCATCATATTTGTATTGTTCTTGACTAAATTCTACACCCTCATGTAGGCACTCATCGTCCGAAATCGCTTGAAGCCGTTCTATCTTGATGTTGGTAATGCGGATATGATGTGGCATAAGGTCAGCGCGGACAAACATCTTGTTTTTCCAACCGGGTGCAAATTTTGTTTTAGTATAAAATCCTATTCCGTCTTTATCATCAAGTGCGATTTCGGGATTCATACCTAAACTTTTGTAACATTGCGCAATGGCAACAACTTCTCCAAGTTCATATTTCGGCAATATCTCGCCCATATCAAACTCTCTTTCATCTGCATCATACATACAAGGCCAATCAACAATCTTTTTGTCAGAATGGCGTCTGTGTATATTGAATCCGGCAACCCATTCTCCTTTAAAAGTTCTTGGACATTTGATTATTCTTCTCGTCATAGTCTTCCGACCATCCAATACAGCCTGGGTTAGGCTATATTTATCATTGAACATTATCTTCTTCATTGTATCTTTTTTTTAACTCTTTCAAAACAATCTCCATACCTTCATCCAGTCCTTTCTTGTAACCGGATACATGCTCACCTATGTTGTAGACCAAGCATCCTACAACGATAAGAACAACTCCTACAGCCCTATGCCAATAGGGAAAGGATACACTGAACGGTGAGAATGCCAGTCGGAAGTGACCGATGAGTAATGCTGATATGATGAATATTGCAAGAAATAAAATAAGGTTTGCTTTCATAATCAATCCTCCACTTTTTCAAAGTGCACATCTTGTTTATCTTGTCTTTCAAAATACAAGCAATAATAATTACAGCATTCCGGTCTACCATTAAAGACGCATTTATCGCATCCGTATATAAAATCGCTATCTTTTTTCACGATAATTTTTTCTCCATTATATTCAAATACCTCTCCGATTTTTCTTTCTTGTTCCATAATCAAATCTCCTCTACTTTAAAAGATAATTTCTCAAGTTTCTCAATCTGCTTACGAAGAGAAGCGATTTTCCTAATCTTCATTTCTTCCGCCTTTTTCAACGCTTCGGATTTATCGGTGAATGCGTTTTCCCCTATACGGAAGTAAGAACATAAACCATCCCTTACATATTCTCTATCTTCAAATCTACTTCTAATAATATCTGTTTCTATCTCTTTAATACCTTCTGTTAAGGCATACTTTGTTATAAATACTTTTGCCATAGTTGTAATCATTTATAAGGTTAAAGTGAATTAAGAGAGGCAGCGGACACGGGGCGAACCCAATCGTCACTGTCCTGAATGTTGTCGTATCTAAAACCGTCGCCCCAACTGAGAATAAAATTGCGTTTGTTTCCTTTTCTCGTAGAACACCAATACCAGTCATCTTTCACTGGTTGTTTTCCGCAGATAGCTAAGGCTGCATTCAGCATAACCTTATGTTCATACCCTAAGACACTCTCTTGTAGTGTAGGAATGCGCCAACTTAATCCACATAAGTCCAATGCTATGACTTTCTCAGCAATTTCGCTTCCGGATGCAGCCAATGCTTTGGTATTGCCTATTCCATCGGTATCCTTCATGCCTTCTTCTGTGGTTGGATATATCTTTCCTGTTTGCTCTTTCTCCCAATCAAGAAGAATATGGGTATCATTATCCATATCTTCCGGATAGAAGAATAAAGCATTGCCATCATGGATAATAACTACACATTGTGCCTGTTCGTTTTCTTCATGCAGTCCCCAAAATTTAGGTTCTACAAAATTCTTATTGACGGTAAAGATGAATACACCATTACCTACATTTTCTTTTGTGTAAATTCCTTTGCTCATAATAGTTATATACTTTTATTCGTTAATCATTAAACAAATCAACAGCTTTCGCAACCCAATACCATATCACGAAATAAAAAGCGTATTTGGCTAATCTTTCGCAAGCTTGTGAAGGCTCTAACCCAACAATGAAATTCCACGTATTATACTCATGTACACAAATTAGATATGATATAATGATAGAAACCAGTATATATATAAATCTTCTCATATAAGTTTTAACGCTTCTTGTATCCCGGCTTCCAGTGCTTCCTCGTAGGTGTCATATACTTTATAGCCATTCCCTTTGTTTATTTCGTTCTCCATCCAGTCGCTTTCTTCTGTTGGAACATTGAAATCACAAAAAGAAAGCTTCCATCTTTTCCCAATAACAGGTTCTACATATACATACACACCTCTTATTTCACGCAGCCACTTTTGGGCGATATACAATGTTGGATACAAAAATTCAACTGATTCGTTATCTATTTCCGTACAACACGACATACTTTGCGGAAGGTCATATTTTGTAATAACCTTATTACGGTCTATTAGGTGTTCACACTTCCAATTGAAGCCCTTATCTTTCAGCAGCTTCGCAGTCTCTAATGTCACAAGTTCTTCGGTCATAACTATATAAATAATGCGGTTGTTGAAACAATAGTCATAATGAAAAAGATTAATGCAATACATTTCCATATTTTTGCAGTAGCCTCCAAACCGTATTTCCGCTTGTCAAACTCGCTTATTGCGTAATTCAAAGCCTCGTCTTTCAGTCCTTTAAACTTATTGTTCAAGAACTCGGTTATATCGTCTGCAATAGCATATTTCACCTTTTCTGACACAGATTCCGGATAGCCTCTTTCCTCATAATTTATTTCGCTCAACAAGTTATAATGAAACATATAAGGCATTCCATTTACTTCATAGGAAAGCTTTATGCCACTTTCCTTGACATATTTCAAAAACCTTTCTTCAGCAATCTCATTTATCTTTTCCTGGTTAAATTCTGACTTCTTCTTTATCTCATTAAAATATTCCTCGTCAACAATCACACAATTGTTTTCAAGTTTCATTACATATGCTTTCATTCTTTTTCTTTAAAGTGTTCAATAAGTTCTTCCACTGTTGCCTTATGACTACAATGGAACCATGCTGCCTGCACACTATCTCTAATGTTTGCTCGTGCATAATTGATGTCATCGTCATCGCATATAAACCAAGTATTTTCAGGAGGATATACAAACCATTGTGAATCGTCAGTATCATCCCTCAATGCAGCAATAGCCAAGAAAAGTTCTTCGTTGGTTCCACAATCAATGCCGTTACAATCGTTGGGTGATTTTATATCATTAACCCAACCATTGCTACATTCGAGATTGTCGTATTCTATTTGGGAAAGCATTTTATATCCCAACTCTTCCAACTTCTTCCGAAGATCCGGTGTATTCTTTCTTATGAAGCACGGTGTTGTAAATCCCATAGTTACTTGTTTTCAAATCGTTTAATCACTTAACAATCCAATTCTCTTCAATTTCTTTCTAAAATTCTTTTCATTCAAGGCTTGGTCGTAATAGCAATCAGGTTCTATAACCGTTTCAGCTTTGGTTACAGGAAACCCATTCAAACCAATAACAACCTTGTGTATAATAGAAGCTCTCTTAATTTCCCCTGTTTTTCGATTAAAAGAGAACAAGATATGTCCCGGATTCTTCTTAATCTTATTAACTAATTTATATTCTGTTTGCTGCTTTTGCAGATATTCTATCTGTTCCTTAGAAAGATTATCTTTTGTTATAATAGGTACTATATCCATTTTAGTTATTCCTCCTTATCTATTTTAATATCTGTCACTTTGCCACGACACTTAAATTCATTATTTGTCATCTCTGATTTCAAAGCTAAATTAATCCAACATAGACATTCGTTTCCGAACTCATTTTGACATAAATCACATAACGAACATTTTAAACAATCATTACGTTTCGTTTCCTTCAATTCATGCAGCACTCCGTCTATTATTATTGCGTTCTTTATTTCCATAATCAATCTCCTTTCTCTTTAATCCGTTCCAGTACATCCTTGTTGGCTTCGAGTATCTCATCGAAAGAGGGGATGGGCATCCATGCCACAGGCTCCCATAATGGAGGTATACTGCTCATTGAAGTATAAATAGGACTGTCTTTGTATATATCATTGATATAACCGTCCATACAGAACCATACTCCATTACAGTATGTGCCATTAAATATTGCGCCATGCTTGCACATGATAATGATATTCTCATTTTCTTCCGGCAACCGTTCCTCAACGCTCACCCACGGAGATTGCTTTGCCTGCCAGTCTGCGCCAGTAATAAATCCTTCTTTAAATTCATCTGCACCACATTCACAGCAATCAAAGGCCGTGTTATGTCCATTACAGTGCTCGCAATATTCACGTTCTGAACTTGGATAGGTTCCATTACAATTATAATGCTTATGAATTGCTTCCCTTGCTGCTTCTTTTATTGTCTGTTTCATATCTTATTTCTTTTTCTTGATTTAATCTTGATTGGATTGTTTTTTGTTCCGGTACAGAACCATTCTAAGCGAAAGCCGTGTATCCGGAGCCAATATTTAAAAGCTGGAATAGTTGTTTGTTTCATATTCTTCCGATTAAATTATTACCATGACATCACGCTTTCTGGCGAATATAGAATCCGTTATATAGTACGTGATGGCTTTCTCTTCCGCATCTCTCAATAATTCATGTTTAAGAATCTTATAGTAGGAGTTGGTATGTTCTGTATAGACCATGATTTCCCTTACCCGTTTCAAATCGTCTAAAAAGGATTGAGGGTTATGTTCCTTTATTTTCTTTATATTCATTTGTTTTCCTTCCTTTTATTCCGTTCCCGATTGCTTTCCGAAACACACATTTTGCACCATGATGTTTTGATGTGATACGCCTTTCCGTTGCGATAGATTGTCCTGTCATAGAAGCAGGATAGTAGAAGCGGCCTTTTGCAGCGGCTGCACACCTTGCGTTCTACACCGTCCACCATCACCCGGTTCCTCGGTTTCCGCTTCACTATCTCGCACAGACCGCATTCGGATGCACCGTACTTCCGGCAATAGGCAAGGGAATGCTTGCCACATTTCGCGAAAGAGGTGCAATCGGAGCGGGGGACTGTCTGATGGATGTTCATACTATTTGCCTTTTTCTATAGATTCTATTGCCAGGAATATCTCATACATTACTTGTGGCGTATTTCCATACATATCCACCAGCTAATTTCCTTTTCCCTTTACATACATCACAAATATGTGCGGCATTTATCCCAGTGATTCGGGATGCGTCATTTAAAACTTCAAATCTGTTTATCAAATTCCCATCAACCGATAATTGCAATACAGGCTTCCTTGTTTTCTCTATCAATAAAAAATTCCTTTTACCGTAGTTACAATTATACGATTCGCTACACCATTCGAGATTGTCAACATTATTATTGGTTTTTATTTCATCTTTATGGTTTACTTGTGGTAGATTTTTTCTATTTTCTATAAACGCTTTCGCGACAAGCCTATGCACCAAACAAGTCTTCTTTTTCCCTCTTAATATTAAATTAACTTTTAAATATCCATTTGTCGCTATTGTGGGAGATAAAACCTTTCCATGATATATATGATTCCCTAAAAACATACTGACGCTTCTAATACGTCCATGACTACTGACTTCATATCTTCCATCATAACCTTCAATAGTTTTCCATTCTTCCATTTTCTACAATATTTATTGCTCTAAAAATTTCATATATAACCTGTGGTAAAATCGCATTGCCGTATGCCTTTATTGATTCCTGCCGCCACTTTGAAAAGGCAATACCGTCCAATCTGGTGGAAATCCCATCATCTCGGCTACAAACAGGGGATTGAGTAGGGAAGTTTTCCCAATCAGGCGGGCACACAAATGATTCAGTTCTGATGTCCGGGGACTGCCGTCTTTCCGGTCCTTTGCCGTTCCGGGATTGTGGCAACTTGTCGTTGGTGTAGGTAACATTCCGTGGAAATCCATTAGGCTGTTCGGACGATTGCTTCCGTTTCTTCGACTCGCCATCGTTTTTGCACCTGCATTTTTCAAATCCTTCACCTGTTTTGCATGGTGTATGTCGGTAGACATCGGCGTCGGGAGCAGCCCTACCGGATAGAATGTTGTCTTCCCATTTTCGTTGCATACCTTCAACCCCTGCGTCTGCACGGTGGACAACAATTTTCTCTCCGCATTCAACCTTGCATTCATCGCCTCCTCTTTTGTATCGAAAAATCCGAGGTGAATCCTTTTCCTGTTCACATAGATTATCGCATGCCATTTGTTCCGTCCCTTCGGTTTCCTTACTCCTGAACCTTTCTTCCGATTGTGAAGATTTTCCCAATGAGCTAATATCCGAAGATTTTGCTTTCTGTTGTCCGTTTTGCATCTGTTGATATGGTCCACTTCCTCGTTTTCCTTCGGACAGCAAATCAATCTGTGCATCAAGATAGTCTTCCATTTCTTTCCATCTTCTTTCGCTCTGATTGTTCTGTAAACATACCCTGAATTGTTTATCTTCCATTTCCATTGATTCAGAAACGGAAAATCTTCCGAATCTACAAGTATATCCACTCCCGATGTTGTTGTTATTGTCTTGTATTCTTCTCGCAATAAAGAAGACACGGTCCCTTCTGTGCGGCGCTCCGACGGCACAAGCTGGAATAACAACCGGTTGGACGGAATATCCTTCACGTTCAAGGTCGTTACACACTGTTTCGACGACGTATTCCTGCCGATGCAATATTCTTTTTCGGTCAACCTCTCCGAACAGAGATTTTTCACGTCCCAACGCAGTTTCACTGCCGGGTTGTACCATCGAGAGGATTCCAGCAACGTTTTCACCAACAACCCAATCGGGCTGAATCTCCCGTATCGCTCGTAGCATTTCCGGCCAGAGGTAGCGGTCATCTTCCGCTCCCTTTCGCTGTCCGGCGCAAGAAAAAGGCTGGCAGGGGAAACCTCCGGTGAGGACATTGATTTTTCCCCGCCACTCTGTAAAATCTGTTTTCGTGATGTCTTCATAACTTTTGCTGTTTGGAAACCAATAATCAAGTATTTTTCTCCCGAACGGGTTTATTTCACAATGGAACACGTTTTTCCAGCCCATTATCTCGGCGGCTATTTCCGGGCCACCGATGCCGCTAAACAGAGAGCCGTGTGTCAATTCGCTTTTCTTCATTTCCATAATTCAGAACCACTCTTCATTCGCTCCGACCTCTACCGAAAGCCAGTCCATGAGGAGGGTTATAAGGTTATAAATAGGCTTCATCTCACTAAACTTTTATCGCGTTGGCAATATTATCCGCATCCGACAGCTTTCTTACCAGCACATCAAATGCTGCTGTACACCGCTCTGTGTTCATATTGACCGTTTTCCCGATTTTCAAACAGTCGGAAGCAAGGTTCATCATCCTTGTCACATTGGAAAGCTTCAAATATTCCAACGTAAACCCGTTGAACCGTGCATCTTTCTTCCGAAGTTCTTTAATCCTTTCGTCAAACTGGATGCAGGCGTAATCACACAATGTCCTTGCAAGCTCGAACCTTGCAATCTCTGCGGAATGGGATATGCCGTTATCGTCAAGAACCTGCTTGAATTGCCAATACAACATATCCACGTGCTTGTTCACTTCTTCCGTATACTTGTCGTTGCAGTCGGCGAAAAACTCGCTCCGGTCTGAACCGATAACGCTGTTTACAGTACGCTCGTATTCCTTTCTTGCCTTATCGGCATCATTCAAATACCGCTTGAATGCCTGTTTGTAATAAGGCGTTCTCTTCATCGCATGCAGACACTCGATAACCTGCCCACAACAGATGTCGTTCGTGAGCAATATGTTGTAGGTGCACAGAACTACAAGGCTCTCATACTTGTTGATTATCTGATTTGCCGTGTCGGTGGTCATTGCCTTGCCTGTTCTGCCTTGTTCATATTCTTGTTTTTGCTCTCTTTTGCAAGTTCATCAATCATGCGCTGATACTTCCTTGCCACCAACGGGCAGCGTATGCGCATTGCATTGTCACGCTGCCATTCCAATTGTTCGATTTTCTTTTCAATCTCTATGTCCATGATTATTTACCGTTTGTTTCTTATTTGGATAAACCCTCGTTTTTCGCATTCCTTTAACAGTTCCATATCTTCATCCCTTATATCGCATGGCGTCTCATGATTAACACTCATGTAATCCGATATGCCAAACTTTTTGCATATATCATAGTAAAAGCGTCTTTGCCTGCCTCTTGTCGTCCAACATATTGTAAGTCTCATATTATTGTCAAATTTATGCTTTCGCCACTACTTACGTAAACTGATACTACATACACGATTTGCCGCTCGTTTCATGGCTTCTGCATCTCCACTTTCCACAAGCTTACGTTCACGTTCAAGATACTCGACATAGGAAATTCCGTTGCTACCGCGCTCTTCTATCTCCTTTTGGCGCTGTAGTCGGTATTGCTCACGTTCGTAACGCTCAATGTCAATGCGGCGTTCCTTGATATAGTCAAGCATAGCGCTTGTAATCTTCATCGGGTCTATAGCTCCATAGAATCGTCCGTATTTCCCAGACTTAAACCGTGCAATGAAAAAGCATATCTCAGCTGCATTGATGTAATAATACTCAGAAATAAATATCTCTGCTAACTCATTAAGCTGCTCCTTAGCAATCTTGGTAGATACCTCTGCGAAGTCATTGAGTGTACCGAATTGAATTTTCAACCATTCCAAAGGGGTCTCATCTCCATAAGTCGAAGCCAATAGCCCTAATGTAGGTATGGAAAAATTCATGGCTAAATCGGAGTGAGTCGCCTTACACCTAACAATTTTGAACTGCAAATCTGGATTGTAATCAAGTATGAATTGTGCAGGGTCAGGATATTTATTCAATAACGCCCTCTGCTTCAAGTTCCTTTCTTTTTTTTGCGGCAGCTTCTCTGACTGTTGTAGCGACTGCAAGAACCGAATCACGTTTTCGCTGCTCGCTATCCTGTTGATTTTTACTAAGTCTTTCTCCATTGTAATTGCCTTCTAAAATCTTAATGAAATTTGTCGGTCTGAATATCCAGTCGAAATCACAATGCCAGTTTTGGTTATTATGCCCCAAAAGAAATGCTGATTGAGAAACGTTGTTGAAAACAGCCATAATAGCCTCTTTTCCATATTCTGCGACTCTTACTTTTACGGCTTTCTTACGTTTTTCTGTCATTGCCGTAACTTTGGGTAACCGTCCTTCAAACATCTTGTTGAACGTATCCATAAGACCATTGTAATTTATCTTATCGCTCTCATTGTTCCCTGATGGCGAGGCCTCCCCTTGGGGGGAATTATAGGGGGGATATTCTTCTTCTCTTTCTACTTCTATTTTAGTCACGTATTGTTCAGTGAATGATACGGTAGTATTACGTGATTGTTCCGTGATTAATAAGTGAATATTATCTTTTATTTTGTCTATCAAGCATTTAGGTATATTCAAATCCTCGTAATTAGGTTTGTTGATTACTTGATGCCGAGTGAAATTTGGCAGATATATGAATCTTTCCCCTTTATAGGAAAGCAGACATATAAATCCGTTTATCACAAGCTCGTTCATCCATTTTTCAAACTGTTGTATTTGGATTTGGTCATACGGAAATATTTTAGACTTTAACCAGATAGAATCACCTATTACAGTCCCTGAATCATCAGAGAAATTCCAAAGACCTATATAGAGAAGCCTTGCATCCCTTGTAAGACGTCCTATTTTGGTATCATCCCAGAACTTTGGCTTAATCATTCTGTTTCGTGCCATGTTTATTCATCTTTATTTTCATGCATCTTTCAAATTGTCTATTTTTTATAATTCAACTTCCTTGATTATAAATTCTATTCTTGGATTTACTTTGTCTATAAACTTCTCTGCTACTATCTTCACGCAATTACGGTCGTTCTTGATAGCTTTGCATCCTTGTAGACAATCAAGTACTGTCTTGAAACAATTGTCGAGGTCTGGGCGTTGGTTTTCATAGAATACATTCAAATAAAGTTCAAACAGCCCTGCTATCATCTTGCCTCTGTACTGGTTACATTGTAGATAGAACGACTTTTCATATTCATTCAATGCCGGCTGTTTGGCAAGACTGCCATGACCGCGGATTGTTATAACTTTATAACAATTAGATTTACTCGGTATTTTGCCCCTTATTATCTGTTTATTATATATCATGTTATGGTAGTTTTAATTTTATTTCATTGATAAGTTCTTCATTGGATATACAATAGCCGGCATTAGCTATGTCGCATAAGTGCCTTTTTAAATCGGCTGGATTGTTAAATTCAATAGGTTGCTCTCCAAAAGGAGTAATAGGGATTCCTTTTTTATATACCACATGCCCTCGTTTTTCTATTTCTTCAATCAAATCTTCATCAGAGGCAACGGTCATAAAATCATCAAGATAATCGTCTATATATATGTCCGTCTCGGTTGTGATTGTAATATACTCTCTTTTTTTCTTCATATATATTTGATTTTAAGTTCCACATCCACCGGCTTATCTTTCATCATGGAGAAAGCATCGAGTATCCTCTCCTTAGTCAACTGGATAGGTCGGGTCATTATTTCACTCTCTATGTTTTCCAACGGTATCTTCTTTCCGTCATAGGTAATAAGAACCGCAGAAGTTATTACGTAAGGACTCATGTCTTATATTGTTTCTTTATCTGCCTTGCAATCTTCTTGTTCAGCTTACTTAGACGCTCTGCCTGTTTGCTGTCACCTCCAATATTATGAATGTCTGACTTTCGGTCTGCAATAAGCTTCTGAATGATTGCACCTTCGGATTTGGTTACCGTAAGTTTCATTCAAGTTTTTATTTAAATCCCCATTCTTTCATGTAGTCAATGTTTTCAGGAAATCCCTCTACTGATTTAGGACTAAGGAATATTTTCTCACTCTTCAA